ATGCAAGTTTCTGAAGCTCGTTTGCTTAACCGCATCTCAGGTGACATTTATGGTGACGGTACTGGTAACGGTGGTAAGAACATTGACGGTCTAGCTGCCGCAGTTTCTACTTCCCCAACTACAGGTACTTACGGTGGTATCAACCGTGCAAACTGGTCTTTCTGGCAGAACCAAGTAACTACTGGTCTTACCTCTAGCAACACCCTTGCTAAGATGACCGAAGCTGCTATCAAGCAGGTTCGTGGTACAGACAAGGCTGACTTGTATATTGCTGGTAATACTGCTTACCAATATTTCGTAGGTGCGCTACAAGCTATTCAGCGTATTACGACTGAGGAGAGCGGTGCTGCTGGTTTTGCTTCCTTGAAGTTCTACGGTGGAGGAACGAGTGCCGATGTTATTTTGGGAGGAGGAATTGGAAATCAAGAAAATGCAAACTATATGTATCTCTTGAACACCAACTACATTTTCTTCCGCCCACATAAAGAGCGTAATTTCGTACCTATCGGTGGCGAGCGTCAAGCTATAAACCAAGACGCTATCGTGAAGCTCATGGGCTGGGCTGGCAATATTACAACCAGCAACGCACAGTTGCAGGGTATTTTGACCACCTAATTTGTAAAGGAAAACAATCATGGCATATACAGTACTTCCAATCGCAGGCGTAGAATTAAATACGATTACGCCTGAATCGTTTGAATACACCAACGGTACGACCTTAATCGGAATCCCAAGTTTTGGCCCACTCGGCTCACAAACTTTTGGTTCTGACGGTAAGCGTTATGTATTCGCTAAAGCCGCAGGCACTATTGCTGCTGGCGCAACCGCAGTAAGTATTGACGCTTCCACCTTTGCCGCTACTAGCGGTGGTGGTTCGTATGTTGCCCCTGCCGAATCAATGGTTTCGGGTGACTTTGGCTGGTTCGCTGCTACTAGCGTCTAACCAAAAATTGTAGTAAAAACAAGGGGCTATCCTTTAATCGGGGTAGCCCTTTTTCTTTAACCGCAGTACCTTTAACCACTTGAAGGAGTTTTACATGGCAATTGAAAGCGATGAGCAAAACGCAGATTCTCGTTTAGCTGTTAAGTTTTATAAGCGAGCAGTTAAACTAGAGCATGAAAGCAACGAAGCAGGCAGACCAATCTACAAGGACTTTGACTTTGTACGCATTATGGTCGCAGGGGATAACCTGACCGAAATTGACACTTACGCACAGGAAAGCCATAAACAGCGATTCCCACGCCAATGGTTGCAATATCAAGCCAGCCAAGATTCTTCTAGCGAGATTCATGGCACACCCATTGAACAATGGCCTTTAATCAGCCAAAGCCAAGCCCAAGAACTACGGGCCATTAAGTTTTTGACCGTAGAATCGGTGGCTAACGCTTCAGATTTGCAACTACAACGCATTGGGATGATTGCTGGTATGTCACCCCATTCGTTTAGGGATAAGGCTAAATCGTTCCTTAACTTAGCTACCGAATCGGCTGAAGCAGCAAAAAGGGCTGAAGAAATTAATCAGTTAAAGCAAGAACTTGCCCAAAAAGAAGCGGAAACTGCTAAAATTAAGGCTGAAACTGATGCGAAGCTCGCCCTTATGCAAGAGCAGATGGCGGCTATACTTGCGGCAGTTGGTGAAAAGAAAACTCGTACTCGTAAACCAAAAGTCGTAGAGGAAGCATAATATGAGCCAAACGATGCTCCAACTGGTTCAGCAAGTAACGGCTGAATTAAACCTATCCGTGCCAAGCTTTGTCGTTGGTAATACTAGCCAAGATGTACAGCAAGTACTGGCGTTGATGAACGCTACAGGCTATGAATTAGTCAAGGAACATGACTGGCAAGCGTTAGAGTTGGAGTATCGCTTTTACACCGATGCAGTGACTTTTGTGGGTGATACGGTCAGCGAAAACAGCTATAACATTATTGTGACTGGCGATGCGACTGCCCTAAACAGCAATTATTCCATTCAAGGCACAGGCATCAACCAAGATACTTATGTTTCAAGCGTGACCTACAACGCAGGCTTGAACCTATCAACTATCGTAATGAACCAGTTGGCTAGTGGCACATACACGGGCGTGACTTTTACCTTTTCACAGACCAAATACAATCTGCCAGCCGACTTTGAAACCATTACGGATAATACCCATTGGGATAAGACAAAGCATTGGCAGATGCTAGGGCCTGAAGATGCCCAGCAATGGCAATGGCTAAAGTCGGGTTATATCTCGACTGGCCCACGCATTAGGTGGCGTATTTTAGGCAATCAGTTCCAAATTTGGCCACCATATAATACAAAAGAGTATTTAGGCTTTGAGTACCGCTCTAAAGGCTGGGCTAGGGGCGTAAATGGAGCAGTCAAGAATAGCTTTACGGCTGATGACGATACGACTGTCTATGATGACCGTTTAATGGTGCTTGGCACAAAACTCAAGTATTTCCAAATCAAGTCGTTTGATACTACTGCATTGCAACAAGACTATTTTAGAGTTTTAAATGTGGTTAAAGCCAACGACAAAGGCTCTGCTAATCTGTCGTTTGCACCGTACCCAACTAAAGTGCTTATTGGTTACGCCAATATTCCTGATACTGGTTATGGAACTTAAGCATGGCTGTACCTCAACAAAGAAAGGCCGTTACAACTAGCTTACCTGCCCCGATTGGGGGTTGGAACGCACGGGATTCGGTAGCCGAGATGAACCCTATGGATGCGGTTCAGATGGTCAACTTTTTCCCCACCCCAAGCGATGTAACACTACGCAAAGGCTACACAAAGACTTGCACGGGGATTACGGGCGAAGTTCAGACTTTGATGAACTACAGCAGCCCAACAACCCAAAAGCTATTTGGGGTCAATGCTAACGGTGATATTTACGATGTAAGCGGTTCTAGCCCTGTTTCTGCGTTTCCTGTCAGTCTTGGTAACGGCAAACTACAGCACCAAAACATTACGACTGCGGGTGGTTCATTCCTTGTAGCCGTCAACGGTGCAGACCAAATGATGGTTTATGACGGCACACGCTGGCAAAAGTCCGCAGGTACGGCTACCGCACAGACCATTTTGACCCAAACACGGGGTGGCACAGGCAATTTAACCGCTACTGTGACCACTTCTGCGGCTCATGGGCTGGTAACTGGCAACACAATTACGGTATCAGGCGCAACCCCAGCCGAATTTAACGGCACTTATCGCATCACCGTTACAGGCGCAACGACTTTTACCTACCTAATGGCTACCGCACCAAGCGGTGATGCTAGTCCTGTAGGCACATACATCATTAATTACTCAATTACGGGTATTGATGGCGATAAATTGATTGGCGTAAACCTACATAAAGAGCGTTTGTTTTTTGTTGAGGAGCAAAGTCTAAGCTTTTGGTACTTGCCAGTTGATTCCATTAGTGGCGCATTGACCGAATTTAATATTGGTAGCGTAGCCCGTAGCGGTGGATACCTACAAGCACTAGGAACTTGGACTTTAGACGCTGGTTATGGGGTCGATGATTACCTTGTAGCCATTACCAGTCAAGGCGAAGCCATTGTTTATAAGGGAACAGACCCATCAGACCCCGAAAATTGGTCATTAGTTGGGGTATGGCAGTTAGGACAGACCTTTTCTAGACGCTGTTTCTTCAAATTTGCAGGCGATTTACTACTTTTGACCGAAGACGGGCTTGTACCTTTAGCTTCTGCCCTGCAATCATCCCGTTTAGACCCCCGTGTCAATGTTACTGACAAGATTTTCTACGCTATTAGCCAAGCGGCTGACCTTTATGCTCAAAACTTTGGTTGGCAAATCAATTATTTTGCTAAATACAATATGCTCATCATCAATATCCCGCTAGGAAGCGGCAAATATGAGCAGTTTGTCATGCACACCATTACAAAGTCATGGGCTAGGTTTACCAACATCAATGCTGCCTGCTTTGAGATTAGTGGCGATGATATGTACTTTGGCGGTACTGGTTTTGTAGCTAAATATTATGATGGATTGTCTGACGGTGGCACAAACATCAACGCTTGGGTACAACAAGCCTACTCCTATTTTGACGCTAGGGGGCAACAGAAGCGGTTTACGATGGTTCGCCCCATATTCCAAATAGAAGGGGCTATTCCTACCGTTTTATGCGGTCTAAGCACCGACTTTGAGGTTCAAGATTTGAGCCAAAGCCTTAGTTTTAACCCTAATCTGAACCAAATTGGTATTTGGGATTCAGCGACATGGGATAACAAGAAATGGGGCGGTTTAGTTGTCAGTAAACAATGGCAAGGCGTGACTGGTATTGGATATACAGGGTCGATTAGCCTAAATACCGCATCGCAAGGACTAGAACTACGGTGGGCTTCCACCGACTTTGTAATGGAACGAGGGGGTGTATTGTAAATGCTCCGTTCTGCTGATACATTGGAGTTAAGAAATCTTGCTATGCAAATACTCCAAAAAGAGATAGGTGTACAGCCCTGCGGTGATTTTCAAGCAATATTTTGGTTAAACGAGAACAATCAAATTGAATGGATAATTGGTTACACAGCGTTTATTGGAAAGACTTGTCAAATGCACATGGTTAACTTAAAGGGTGGCTATACGCCCAAACTCTTGTTAAAATCAGCATTTGAATACCCTTTTAAAATCTGTGAGTTGCAAAAGGTTTTTGGAATAGTTAATAGCAAAAACACAAAAGCTATGGAATATGACCAAAAACTAGGTTTTAAGGAAGCCCATCGATTTTTTGGTGTGCATGACGATGGCGGTGACATTGTAGTGTTTGAGATGGACAAAGCTGATTGTCGATGGATTAAGGAACGCAAAAATGAGCATATTGAAAAGCAAGCATAGCGGTTGGACATGGGAAGGCAGACGCACCCCTTTAGGCGGTGGAAAAGGTGGTGGTGCGCCCCCGCCACCTGATTATGCAGGTGCTGCACAAGCAACAGCAGCGGGTAATTTAGAAGCCGCTAGAGCCAATATTGCCGCCAATCGAGTTAATCAAATTACTCCTTATGGGCGTTTAGATTACGCAATTACAGGTCAAGACCCTTATGGCAACCCAACTTGGACTGCTACACAAAGCCTTGCGCCTGACCAACAACAACTTTTAGAACTTCAAAATCAAACCAGTTTAGGTTTGGGTCAGTTATCAGGTAAAGGGCTTGGTTATGTAAGTAACATGATTGACCGCCCATTTAGCACCGAATCTTTGGCTGCCATGCCAATCAATGCTGGCGAGCAATACCAAGATGCGATGCTCCGCAGACTTCAACCCACCCTTGAGCGTCAGCGTGAAGGTTTGGAAACTAAGCTAATTAATCAAGGTATTCCGCAAAACTCGGAAGCTTGGAATCGTGCAATGCAAGCACAGCAACAGCGTGAAAACGACCTGCTTAATTCTGCTGTTACTAGCGGATTTGGCGTTGGTTTACAAGCCCGTCAGCGTGGATTTGAGGAGTTAGCTTATCAGCGTAACGAGCCAATTAATACCCTTAACGCAGTTCGTACTGGCGCACAAGTTACTGGGCCACAATTTATTAATGCGCCGCAACAAGCCGTTACTCAAGGCCCTGATTTATTGTCTGCCGCACAGATGGGTTACAACGCTCAAATGGGTGGTTATAACGCTCAACAAGCTGGACAAAGCAACCTAATGGGCGGTTTATTTGGCTTGGGTAGTGCGGGAATTATGGCAATGTGCGACCCACGCACTAAGGAAAACATCAAGGCTATTGGCGTAATGGATAACGGCTTGACCTTGTATAGCTTTGAATACAAAGACGAGTTTAAAGACCGTGAGTATGCAGGACATGGAGTTCATGTTGGCGTAATGGCTGACGAAGTAGAGCAAGTATTCCCATACGCAGTTAAAACACTTGATGACGGCTATAAGGTCGTAGATTACGGATTAATACCATGAACACATACAACCCATACGCACCCAATCCATACATTAATCAGCCCCAACAACCTGACATGGGCGGGTTAAATCCTGTGTTTCAAAATATTGGCGCACAGCAAGCCCGCTTAAATCAAGCAATTTCTGAAGGGCAAGGATTAAGCCAACAGTCTTCTCAAATTGCTGGGCAAGGTGGAATTGGTGGCGGTTTGAATAATTTGGCAATGGCAGCTTTGCTCCGCAAAGGACAATCTAGCAACCCCTACGCTAATGCACAAGACGCTATGAAAAAATATGGCGCAGAAAATGTTTATGGTTTTGGCGGTCAAGGTCAAGTGCCTACTCAAATTACTGGTCAAGACAATTATGAGCCAATTAAGAATATGCCCGTAGTTGGGGCTTATGGTCAATTACTTCCAAATAACTAGGAATTAGTATGGCACAGAATCCTTTTGGAACACTTCCGCCTGAAGAAGCTTACGAACAACAACAAATTGCTCGTCAACAACAGTTAGCTAATTTGCTGATGCAACAAGGTATGCAATCCCCACAAGGCCAAATGGTAAGTGGGCGTTATGTGCCACCTAGCATTTTTCAGAACTTAGCAGGTTTAGCTAATATTTATGTAGGTCAAAAGAAAATTGAAGAAGCTGACAAGCGTCAATTAAATCTTGCTGAAAAATTGCGTGAAGGGCGTGAAATTGAAACCAAAGCAATTATGGATAGATTGCGTGGCCCTGAGCAACGAACTGAAATGGCTGGCCCGTACACAGAAAATATACCAAAACCAGTATTAACAAACTACGGACAACCCGATGTTCAGGGCGCATTAGATTTAGCCATGCGTTCAAAATATGGTGCAGGTCAAGCTTTGATGCCAACATTAATTCAAAGGGCGTTGCCTGAGCCTGAAAAACCAACTGAAGATATGAAAAATTATCTTTTTGCTAAACAACAAGGCGACACAAGGTCATTTAACGAATTTAGAAATCAAATGACGCCATATCAACAAGCCAATTTAAAGCTTGAGCGTGAAAAGTTTGAGTTTCAAAAAAGACAAAAAGATGAAGAAGCAGGCCCAATGTTTAATAACAATGGTATTCCTGTTGGTCGTTTTGACAAAACTGGTCGCTACATTTCTCCGCAAGGTCGTGTTTACACCGCTTCTGCTGTTACTGAAGCTCAAAAAGAACATGATGTTGCAATGGATTTGGCTTATAAGCTTAATAACATTACTAAAGATGATATTAAGAACGCATATGGTTCAGCATTTGATTACACAACAACAAAAGCTGGTCAAATGCTTGGAAATAAAGAAGTTGTTGCAGCACAAAATAAAATTAATGACATCCAAATTAAGAAAGTTTTGGATAATCTGTCACAACTAAAAGGCGCATCGTCTGACAAGGAAATGGCGCAAATGATTAAAGATTTCCCTGGATACACCGCTAATCCTGAAGTAATGGAAAAATGGGTAGAACGGGCAGCAAAAACAACCAATCGTTTCTTACAGCGTTCTGAAAATCGTTATGGATTTGACACCGATTATGCTCAAGAAGGTCGTTTTGCTCAAAAGCAACAAGGCAAGCCAAGCGCAAAATTAAGTTCGCAAGACCAAGAAGCATTAAATTGGGCTAATGCTAACCCTAATGACCCTCGTGCTGCAGCGATTAGACAGCGTTTAGGAATGTAACATGGCGTTTGACCCCGATAAATATCTATCGCAATCTACGCCTTCTCAAGGGTTTGACCCTGATGCTTATTTGCAATCAGGCGCAAAACCACAAGGGGCTTATGACCGCTTTTTAGAAAGTTTACGGAATCCACAAACAGGTGGTCGTAGCGGAATAGTTGGCCCAGCAATCGTAGGCGGTGTTGGTGAACTTACTAAAGGTGCAGGCGCATTAACCCAAATGGCGTTTCCTGAAGCTGGCTCTCGCATGGTCGAAGTTGGCGAAGCAATGACTGAAGGTGCTAAAAAAGTAGCCCCTGTATCTACTACGGTAGGTCAAATTGGCTCTTATATGTTGCCATTTACTGCAGCGCAAAAAGGCGTAACTGCTGTTGGTAACATTCCACAAGTAGCAAGACAAATAGGGCAGTTACCTAGTTTTGCTAGGGCTGTAGGCGAACAGGCAGCTATTGGTGGCGCATTAGGTTATGGATTAACTCCTGACGAGCAAAATCGTGAAGGTGCTGCTGGGTTTGGTGCATTAACTGGAGCGGCTACACCATTTTTAGGCAAAGCTTTTGATTATGCAAAAGGCGTAATTACTGGCAAACCAGCACCTCAGCCAGTTTTAGAAGCCGCTGAAAAGGGAATGGGTGAGGGCTATGTCATACCACCAACCCAAGTAAAGCCGTCATTGCTAAACAGGCTGATTGAAGGTACTGCTGGAAAAGCATCAACCGCTCAAAACGCTAGTTTTATCAATCAGCAAATAACGAATAGACTTGCAGCCAAATCATTGGGGTTGCCAGAAAACACCACAATTACTCCTGAACTTATTTCTGATATTCGTAAAACAGCGGGTCAAGCTTATGAAAATCTTGGTTTGTCAGGAAGAATTAAAACTAGCCCTAAGTTCAATGAATCATTAGATAACATTGCTGCAGATGCAATTAAAGCTGAAAAAGACTTTCCTACGAGCGGTAAAAACCAAATTATTGAGCTAGTAAACTCTTTAAAATCGCCTACTTTTGATGTAAGTTCGGCTGTTTCTAAGATTCGCCTGCTTCGGGCAGACGCAGACAAAGCGTATAGGGCTGGTGATAACGCACTAGGTAAGGCCAATCGTGAAGCTAGTCAAGTGCTAGAAAACACCATTGAAAACTATCTTGCAAACACCAAGCAAACCGATTTGCTAGACAAATTTAAAGAAGCTCGGCAAGTTATTGCTAAGACTTACACGATTGAAAAGGCTTTAAACCAAACTACTGGAACGATTGACGCTAAGAAGTTAGCCCAACAATTACAGCGTGGCAAGCCGTTATCAGGCGAATTAAAAGACATTGCACAGTTTAGTCAAGCGTTTCCTAAAGCTACACAAGCAACCGAAACAATGGGAAGTTTGCCGCAAACTAGCCCATTAGATTTGTATGCTTCTTTGGGTTTAGGTACTGCTGGTTTGCTATCAGGCGATTCACAAGCAGCTGCTGCTGGTTTGGCTTCAGGTATGTTACGCCCAGCATTACGGTCTGCTGCATTATCTAAGCCCGTGCAAAGCCGATTAACGAATCAACAAATGCAAAATGTAAGCCCCGAAGTGCGTAATTTAGCTAGAATGTTAATGCTACAAGGGGCAACCAAAGCTGGAGCAAATGAGGAGCAGAAATGAGTAGAAACGGGTCAGGCGTATATAACTTACCTGCGGGTAATCCCGTAGTTACAGGCACAACTATCGCAAGTACATGGGCTAATAACACCATGAACGACATTGCGGCTGCCTTAACGGATTCCGTAGCTGCCGATGGTCAAACCCCAATGACGGGTGACCTTGATATGAACACCAATAAGATTATTAATCTTGACCCAGCAACAGTCGCTGGTAATGCGGTGGAATACAGTCAATTTATCTCAGCAAGTAGTACATCGGTAGCAATTACTGGCGGTACGATTAATGGTACGACTATTGGTGCAACAACCCCTGCAAGTGGGCGGTTTACCTCGCTAGAAGCTACGACAACCCTAACTGTGGGTACAAACACCACAATGGGTGGTACTTTAACTGTTACTGGTCTTGGTGCATTTAACGGTACAGGCGCACTCAAAATCCCCGCAGGAACGACTGCCGAACAGCCTAGCCCAACAACAGGCATGATTCGGTTTAACACCTCTACAAACCTTTTTGAAGGTTATGGCTCTAGTTCTTGGAGTCAATTAGGGGCAGGAGCTACTGGTAACGCTGGAAATCAGGTATTTTTTGAGAACGACCAAATTGTAACTGGTAACTATACAATTCCTAGCACGAAGAATGCGATGACGGCTGGCCCAATTACCATTGACACAGGCGTTACTGTAACGGTTTCTACTGGCTCGACATGGACTGTAGTGTAGTCTAAAATACTGAGAACAAAGGATAAATTATGGCTCATGTCTACCTTGTAACCAATAATTTGAACGGCAAACAATATGTCGGTCAGACTATTGTTGAGTCAAACAAGGTAGGTCATGGATATATGATTACTGCGGCTTATAAGAAATACGGTAAAAATAATTTTACTTATGAAAGAATATGTGATTTTTTGAATAACAGGCCAATATTAAATTATGTTGAGCGATTTTGGATTCGTGTTATGGATACACGCAAACCAAACGGTTATAACATTGAAGAAGGCGGCTCTACAAAAGGCGAAGTATCAGCAGAAACTAAACAAAAGTTACGGTTAGCTAAACTTGGAACAAAACACACAAAAAAATCACGAGCAAAAATATCTATGTCAAATTTAAAAAACATGACAGAAGAAAGACGCAAAAAATTGTCAGATGCTAGAAAAAAATGGGTTTTGACGGAAGAATCTAAGGCTAAAATGAGTAGAAGTGCTTTGGGCAAACCAAAATCTGAAGAAACAAAAAGAAAAATTGCGTTAGCATTAAGTCACAGAAAATTATCAGCCGAAACTAGGCAAAAACTATCCGAAGCTGCAAAACAGCAATGGGCTAGACAAAAAGGAGTTTTATAATGGCGGGCAAAGTCGTAGTTTCGACATTAAACAACGATACAGGCGTTCTTGCAACACAGAACGGAATGACTGGTATTGCTAAAGCGTGGGTAACTTTTGACGGTACTGGAACACCAGCAATTACTGGTTCATTTAATGTATCTAGTATTACTGATAACGGTACTGGCGATTACACCGTAAATTTTACTACTGCAATGCCAAATACCAATTATGCTGGGCAAGTAGGTATTGGAACTCTAGGCGCATCTGATGGCGTTGGTGGTGGTTATTCTGGTGCTACTAGAACTACTTCATCTTTTAGAATTGCAACACTTAATGCTTCTCAAAGCACTTTAAAAGATTTTGCAACTATTTATGTTGCAATCTTCAGTTCATAAGGATAAATCATGTCAACATTAGTCGCACAAACAATATCCAACGGAACAGTAAGCACAAGTTCAGCGAATGTGATTCAAGGCTCTGCAAAGGCTTGGGTGAACTGGAATGGTTCTAGCGGTTCAATTCGTGCTTCATACAATGTAAGTAGTATTACAAGAACTGCTCAAGGTAGTTACACTATTAATTTTACAAACGCTTTTGCAGACGCAAATTATGGAAATAGTTTTTCAGCAAGCGTAAATGGTTCAATTAATTATTGGGGAATATCAGAAGCTTCTGCTCCAACTACAACTGCGGCCTATGTTCGTGCTTATACCAATACCGCAGCTTATGACCCAACATATTGCAACGCATCATTCTTCCGTTAATTAAGGAGTTATTAAAAATGCAAGTAATTATTTTCAAAAACGATAACGGTGGGGTATCTACTTGTATTCCTACTGGCGAACTACCTATTGAAGTTGTTTTAGAAAAAGATGTGCCTAAAGGTAAAGGCGCACGGATTGTTGACCAAAACTCCCTGCCCCGTGATAACGACTTTTATGACGCATGGGAAATGGATGACACATTTGTTACCGTCAACAAAGCCAAAGCCGTAGAACTCACTAAGAAGCGTCTGCGTGCAGAGCGTGAGCCACTCCTTGCCAAGCAAGATGTAGCGTTTCAGCGTGCCTTAGAAAGCGGTGCAGACACATCCGCTATCGTGGCTGAGAAGCAGAGATTGCGTGATATTACCAATCTAGCAACAGAGAATAAAACGCTTGAAGAATTGAGAGCTTTGAAAGCAGAGGTGTAATATGCCAACAACAATCGCTGGTAACGATGGCGGATTAATAGGCAGTCCATCTCAAGCATGGACTAATGTAACTTCTAGCAGAAGTTCAGGTGTTACTTACACCAATTCAACAGGCAAACCAATTATGGTTTCTGTTTTTATTTCTGACTTGCCAAACCAAGCAAGTAATTTAAATATTACAGTTAATAGTGCTGCTGTTTATCCATCAAATTTAAATGGCCCTATTGGTTATGGGCATCAGTATTGTTTTGTTGTACAGACTGGATACACCTATTCTATTTCTTGGAACGCTAGTGCTAACTTTGCTGGTTGGTGGGAACTAAGATAATGAAAACCTACAAATCCCCTGATAACAAGGTTTATGCTTATGAAGCAGATGGTTCTCAAGACCATTTAATTCCTGAAAATTTTGTTGAAATTTCTAAAGAAGAAGCTGATTTAATATTGGCAAAATTGCAAGAAGAATTAAACAAAAACATTGACCCGCAAAAAGTCAAAGAAATGCAAATTGCATTTTTGCAAGCTCAACTTGACGCATTAAAGGCTTAATCATGTTTATTATTGACTGGTTATTCGATAAGATGGGCTACACCAAAAAGGTGGATATAGTTACTATGTTTGGTAGCTATAAAGTCAATTTAGATTTGCCTGAACGCCAAAAACCCGTTAAAAAAGTTGCGACTAAACGGAAAACCGTTGCAAAAAAGTCGGTAAAAAAGAAAGCATGATATGGCTGACGACTTTCTCGACCCTTACAAATACGGTAAGTTAGTGGCCCAATTTGAGACCATGGAAAAGAAAGTCGATACCATGGAAGCCGACATTAAGAAACTAGTTGCCATGGCAGAACGCTCTAAAGGTAGCCTTTGGGCGATTATGGGTGCGGCATCTTTATTCGGTGGTTTTGTCACTTGGATAGCCGACTTGGTCTTTAAGAAATGATTTTAGAAACCATCATTGGTGCTTTAGTACCCGTAGGGGTAGAAGGCATTAAACAGCTCATAGGGCGTTTTAACGGTGGAGTTCGCCCAACCACCATTGCAGAGCAGATTCAGCTTGATAACAGCGAAATCGCCCGTTTAGAAGCGATTGCCAAGCTGGATAATCCGTTTGGGCAACCTAGCCAATGGGTAGTCGATTTAAGAGCTTCTAGTCGCTATATCGGGGCTTTAGTCGTTATCCTTGTAGGCTTATCAACCTTATTCTTGCCCGTTGATGTGTATGTACAACGCATCGGCTTAGAAGCGGCAAATATTGCCTTTGGCTTCCTGTTTGGTAGCCGTATCATGGCAAACCTAAAGAAATGACCCGTTTTGATGAATGTTTAGCCCGTGTGCTTAAACATGAAGGCGGTTATGTAAACGACCCGCTAGATTCAGGCGGCAGAACCAACCTAGGCGTAACCCAGCGTGTTTGGGAAGAGTTTGTGGGTCACCCTGTATCTGAAGCCGATATGCGAGCCTTGACCCCTGAAAAGGTCGGTAAACTGTATCGACAGCGTTACTGGATGCCAAGTTACTGCGAGGTCATGCCACGGGGTCTTGATTATTTGCTATTCGACTTCTCAATCAATGCTGGGGTGGGTAGAGGTGTAAAAACGCTGCAAGGTGTAATTGGCGTGGTTGCCGATGGCGTTATAGGCTCAAGAACAAGGGCTGCCATAAATGCTACAAATGTAAAAAAGCTAATTAACGACTATTCAGACGCTAGGACAGACTTCTATCAAGGCATAGTGGCTAGACGACCCGACCAAGTGCGCTTTATTAACGGTTGGCTTAGACGGGTCGAAGAAGCTAGACAATTAGCTTTGCAAGATTGCGACAATCAAGACAAAAACGCCCAATCCAATTAAAAACTTGTTTAGCCAGTATTGACGCTTTAGCCGTGCTGGGTCGTAAATTAAGTAGGACTGAAGCCGTAGCATATCCAAATCCTCTTCTACATACTGTGGTTTTTGGTAATAAAGTCCAATCTTAACTTTGCCTGTATCGTATGGAATGTTCATTTGTTTCTCTCCGCTAACATAGCATCTGCAATTCTGTAAGATGATTCTGCAATTTGTTGCGTTTCTAAACCCGATTCTATTGATGAATCAACAATTCCTTGCATAGCTTTAGCCGCAAAATAATCCCGCAAATCCATGCCGTCTTGATAATCAGAATTTGGTACTGGAAACGCTTTCATAGGTCAAACTCCTCAGAATTAGTATCCTCAATGTCATAAATAAGGGCCATGATGTACTGGTCAACTTGCATATGCTTTTGTAGTATTTCTGGGTGAAAATCCAACTCATCTTGGACTTCACGCACTAGCTTATGGGCAATGACCAGCTTATTAAGTAGCTGTTCTTTCATGGTTAAAAGAACTTGTACTTAGGATGGCAAGTAACTTCTACAGGCACGGTTGTAGTAACACCGTTAATCTTACGCCTAGCTTCAA